CCGAACGAACTGTACCCGTTCGTCACGATCGGCGAGTTCATCGGCGGCCATTCCGATCCGTTGGGCGAGCAGGCGGTCGATTTCGAATTGACAATCCACATCTGGAGCCGGCAGCCGGGCATGCAGGAGTGCGGCGATCTCATGCAGCGCGCCAAAGACGCGCTCGACCGGCGGCGTTTGCCGGTATCCGGGTTCCAGTGGGTCGATACGATCTGGAGCTACGCGCAGACCATGCGCGATCCGGACGGCAAAACGCGGCACGGGATTCTGCGGTTCCAGGTGTTGACGTTTCAGTAGCGCGTGACGGCCTTGACGGTCTCGGCGACTCTTTGCTCGTAGCGGCGGCCTTCGCGGAAGCCAAACCAGAAACCGGCAAGGCCGGCAATCGCGCCGCCGATCATGGCGGCCAGGAAGTTCCAAGCAATACCCATAGTTCTGTTCCATTTTAGTTCCAACTGAAGAAAGCGAGGTTTAGACAACATGGCGAAATTCACCGGGAAGGGCAGCTCCTTTTTCATCAAAAGCAGCGGCGCCACGCCGACCTACACGGCGGTCGGCCAGGTGCAGTCGATCGGCGGCATCACGATCAGCTCGGACGAGGTGGAGGTGACGACGCTCGATGCGGGCGATTACCGGCAGTACATTCAGGGGTTTAAAGATCCGGGCGAATGCCCGATTGTGGTCCTGTTCGATCCGGCGTTGGCCGATCAGGGCACCGACGCCGACGGGCTGCTCGGGCTGTTCGCGTCGGGCGAGGTGCGCGATGTGGCGATCCAGGTCAATAGCTCCGACGTGGGCGGTAAGGCGTACCTGACCTTCAAGGCCTTCATCCGCGATTGGGAGTATGGCGAGATCAACGCGGACGATCCGCAGACGGTGACGCCGACGTTCCGGATTACCGGTGCGGTGACGGTGGTCGATACGCTGCCCACTACCCTGTTGGCCGCGCAACCCGATCCGTTGGCCAATGCGGCCGCGAAGACCGCGGCGGCGAATGCGGCGGCCGATGCCGCGAAGCGCGCAGCCGATGCCGCAAAGGCGGCGGCCGACAAGGCCACGCAGGCGGCAACCGATCGCGCGGCGGCGGCAACCGCGGCAGCGGCAGCGGCGACCCAGGCGGCAGCGGCCGCGGCGCAGGCGCAGGCGGACGAGTGCGCGGCCTTGCAGGCCGCGGCGGCCGCGGCGCAGCAGGCGGCGCAGACACCGCCCGCGCAACCTACGGCGTAGGGAACCACTCGAAAGCGAGCCATGCGCGAAAACATTATTTCGGCTTCGGCCGAAGTCACTCTTGACGGGAAGGCATACGTGCTGCGGTATCGCGCGTATGCCTTCATTTTTTACGCGGAAAAGACCGGCGGCGATCTGCTTGCCGATCTGCGCGACGTGGCTACCGGGTTGTCGAGCCTTCAATCCGCGGCTACCGGCGGCGGCGCCCTCTCGATCGGGCCGGTGTTCGCCAAGATCCGCGATATCCTCTGGGCCGGACTGGCCGACGCGCAGCCGGATCTCCAGCGCGATCAGGTGGCGCGCCTGTTCGGGTTCAGCGACTTGAACGAGCTGGCGCCACTCATGATGGCCGCGCTCAATCTGAGCCTGCCGCAAACGGTGCCGGACCGCCCTACGGCGGCGGCGCCGAACTCCCACGCTTCGGAGTCGATCGCTGGGCCAGACTCTGGGCCATCCATCGCGATGCCTCCGGGGTCGGCGCCGCCGAGTTTCAGCAACTGACGCTTCGCGAGATCGCCTATTTGAGCGAGGCGCAGGCGGCGCGCGAGCAGCGGACGGACTGGTATACGGCGCGCATCGTGGCCATGCTGGCCGCGGTCAACAGCAAGAAGGAAAAGTACCAGCCGGTGAAGTGGATGGCAAACGGCGGGGAATTGATGCGCAAGACGAGAGCGGAGAAAGAGCCGCCCACGGGCGACGAGATTATGGCGGCGTTCAAGCGCTCGGGGATTCCGATCATCGATAGGCGAAAACGGATCGCATAAGGGCATCGGTATGGCATCTATTGCAGGCGGCGGGCTTTCGCTCGGCACCCTCTGGGTCAATATCGGCGCCAAGGTTGACGAGGCGCAGGCCGCGCTGAAGAAGTTCGGCGAGGATACGACCGCGGCGATCGAGGACCAGAAGAGTAAATGGGAGGGCCTAAAGAGTGTAGGCGATTCGATGACCAAGCTCGGCGCCGGGTTGACGGCGGGCCTTACGGTTCCGATCGTCGGGATCGGCGGCGCGGCGGTCAAGGCGGCGAGCGATTTCCAGCAATCGCTGAATAAGATCACCGCGGTCGGCGGGCAGACCGGCGAGGATCTTGAAAAACTGCGGGCGCAGGCGATGCAGTTGGGCGCCGACACCAAGTACTCGGCGCAGGAGGCGGCGGCGGGCATGGGGAACCTCGCGGCCGCCGGCCAGAGTACCCAGCAGATCATGGCGTCGATGCCGGGCGTGCTCGATCTGGCGGCGGCGGGCGAGTTGAGTGTGGCGCGGGCGGCGGAGGTTACCTCCGACACACTGAGCCAGTTCGGACTGGATGCCGGGCAGGCCGGACACGTGGCGGACGTGTTTGCACAGGGCGCGGCGGCATCCTCGATTTCGGTCGCGCAGATGGCCGAATCGATGAAGTATGCCGGGCCGATCGCCAAAAGCGCCGGCATCTCGATCGAGGAGGTCGCGACGGCGACCGCGCTGCTTGGCAACGCCGGCATCAAGGGGGAGCAGGCCGGCACTTCGCTGCGGGGGATTCTCTCTTCGCTGGTCGATCCATCGACTAAGGCGCAGGAAGCACTGAACAAACTTGGCGTCACGGTCACGGATTCCGCCGGCAAGATGCTGCCGCTCGACCAGATCTTCCAGAAGCTGCAGCAGTCCGGCGCTTCGACCGCCGATCTATTCACGATCTTCGGCCAGAATGCGGCATCCGCCGCCGCGGCGCTGACCGAGAAGGCTGGGCCGGCGTGGGCGTCAATGACCGAGGAGATCGGGAAATCGGACGGCGCCGCGAAGAAGATGGCCGAGACGCTCAACAGCGGTTTGGCCGGCGGGTTCGAGCAACTCAAGGGATCGGTCGATACGGCGCTGATCTCGCTTGGTACGGCATTGTTACCGATACTTACTAAGTTGGTATCGGCGGCAACGGACTTCGTGAATAACTTCATTCTGCCGGCGGTCGAGTGGTTCGGCAAGCTGCCGGCGCCGGTTCAGGATGTGGCGATCGCACTCGCGGCGATCGGTGCGGCGATCGGTCCGGTGCTCGTAGTCATGGGCACGATGGTCAGTTCCTTCGCTACGCTCTGGCCGCTGATCACGGCGGCCGCGGGCGTGATCGGACCGTTCATCGTGTCGATCGGCGCGATCCCGATTGCGATCGCCGCCGTGACTGCCGCGCTCGTCGCTCTGGGCGTGTGGGTTTACAACAACTGGGACACGATCGTGGCTGCGCTCTCAAAAGCCTGGGACACGATTAAGGAAACGTGGAACGCCGTCTGGACCGGAATCGTGGCCGCAGTGACCGCGATCTGGGACGGGTTCAAGGCGGCGATCGCGCCGTACTGGAAATTCATTACGGACCTGATCGGCGGCATCTGGAACGTGGTTACCGCGATCTGGGAAGCAGAATGGAACCTGATCGTGGGCGCGGTAAAGGCGATCTGGAACGCGATCGAGCCGTACGTGCATACGGTCTTCGATCCGTTGATCCGTCTGCTCGAAGGCCTTTGGGACGGGATTAAGAGCGGATGGAACGCCGTCTGGGGCGCCATCAAGAAAGCCGTTACCGGCACTTGGGACGACTTCGAAAAAGCGGCCAACACCATCTTCAAGCCGATCGCGAAGTTCCTGGTCGATATCTGGGACGACGCCAAGAAGATCTGGGTCAACACGTGGGAAGGGATTAAAGACAAGGTTCTCGGGATCTGGAACGACATCAAGGCGGCGGTCACCAAGTTTACCGATGTGCTCGGTTCGATCGGCAAAGTGATTACGGGCATTCCGGGTAAGCTCAACAGCGTAGCGGACAGCATTCGCAAAGTGGGAACCGAGGCGGACAAGGCGGCCGGGCATTCGCCGGTTCCCGAGATGAACGACGCGATGGGCGTTATGGCCGAGAGAGCCGATGCCCTGCCCAATCCGCTCGATGCCGCCGCCGGCAAGATCTCCGCGCTCGGGACGGCGGCCGGTACGGCGAGCGGGGCCTTTTCGCTTTCGCTCTCGCCCGCGCTCGGTGCCGCGGCCATCAAGATCGATGACGTGGGCACGTCGGCCAACGATGCGCTCGCGCCGCTCAATTCCCTGAATAGCGCGATCAGCACGGTATCGGGCGCATTTTCGCTTTCGCTTTCGCCGGCGTTGGGCGCTGCCAGTACGGATGTGAGCGGTTTTGGATCGACAGTTACCGGACTCGAAACCACGCTGCCGGATTCGATGGGCCGGACTATGAG